GGCGAGCAGCGGCGGGGCCAGCTGGCTGGTGCCGCGGGGCACGGGGGCGAAGCCGTCCAGCACCACCCGGCGGGCAGTGCTGGGCCGCCAGACGCGGGCGAGGGTTTCAGACATGCGTGATCCTCCGTCAGAATTCAACGATGACGAGGCCCGGCGCGCCGGCCGCGCCGGCGAATCCGCCGCCACCGCCCGCGCCGCCCCCGCCGGGGAAGCCGCCGCCGCTGGGCAGGCCGGAGCTGGCCGCCCCGCCCCCGCCACCGGAGGACGCCGCCCCGCCATGGCCGCCGAAGCCGTTCGGCCCGGCGTTGAGCCCGGCATTGCCGGCGCTGCCGGCCATGTTCACCGCGCCGCCGCTGCCGCTGCCGCCGGGGCCGGAATTGCCCTGGCCGCCGGCCAGCGCGCCGCCGCCGCCCTGCCCGCCCGCGGCGGACAGGAACGCACCGAAGCTGCTGGCCCCGCCATTGCCGCCGGAGTTGCCCAAAGCGGTACCGGAACCGTTGGTGCCGGCACCGCCGGCCGCACCCACCGTGACCGCGATCACCTGGCCGGGGCCGACGGCGAAGATGCCCTCGGCATAGCCGCCGCCACCGCCGCCACCGCCGCCGCCATTGCCGAAATTGCCGCCGCCGCCGCCGCCGCCGCCGATGGCGCGCACGCGCAGCCGCGTGACCCCCTGCGGCACCACGAAGCTGCCATTGGCGTTGTAGGACTGCATCGCCGAGAAGCCGGGCCGCAACTCCGGCAGGCGGAAGGCCAGGCCCGGGGCGGTGGGCAGGGCGGCGATATGCGCCGCGGTCACGCTCGCCTGCCCGTGCGCTACCGTAACGGTGGCCAGGCCGACCCAGCCGGCATCCACCGCCGGGGCCACCTGGGTGCCGGTGGTGGCAGGCACGCCGGGCTTCAGCTGCAGCTGCACGCGCTGCACCCGGCGGGTGTTCTGCGCCACGCCGGTGTTGCCGGGGCCGAGATAGGGCTGCGCCGGGTTGGCGGCGTTGTAGTAGGGCAGCACGATCGGGTTGGCATCCACCTCCTGGAACGCCGCCTCGATCAGGTGCGTCACGGACTGGCCGGCGCTGACCGGGGCCGGCACGGCGAATTCCGTGGCGGCCAGGTTCACGCCCATCTTCACCAGCGCGGCACCGGTATTGGCCGGCAGCGAGCCATAGGCGGTGGCATCCACCGTGGCGAGCGCGGTGAGGCTGCCCGGCGCCACCTGCACCGCCATGCCCGCCGGCACGGTGGGCGCCACGGCCAGGCCGTCGGCCACCGGGGCGGTGCCCAGCACCGCGCGCATCAGCGCGCCGAGCGCCACCATGGCATGCCGGTTCGTCTCCAGCAGGTCGGTGTCCAGCGGGATGCCGCCGGGATAGACGATGTTGCGATCCATTGAGCCCTCGTCTTGGAGAATGGGTGCGGCCGGAGCCGTCAGTCCTCGATGCGCAGCCAGGCCACCGCGCCCTGGGGCAGCACGGCGGCGGCGGCGGTGGCGATGTCGGCGTCGGTCACCTGGCCCTCCAGCATGTCCAGGCTGGCCCAGGCGACGCGCCCGCCGCCCCAGCCGCCCAGCCCGCCGGACCAGCCGTTCAGCCCGGCGATGCCGCTGCCCTGCGGGCGCCGCGCGGTGACGAAACACTGATACGGCAGCGCAAGGCTTCCCCAGCCGCCGTAGGTGGCGTAGCCGGCGCCGATGCTCCAGCCGCCGGTATCGGCGGGGCGCCGCGGCTCGAACACGCGGGCCTCGCGGCCGGTGAGGTCGCGCAGCGCGGCCAGCAGCGCCGGGCGCGTGGCGCGCTCGCGCAGCAGCTCGCGGCGGATGGCGGCGCGGAAGACCGCATCGCCGTGCGCGCGGCGGCGCACCAGGCGGCGGCCGAAATAGTCGGCCGCGATCATGTCCAGCATGGTGCCCGAGGCGGTGGCGATGCGCGCCTGGGCGCGGGCCGTGGCCACCATGCCGTGCAGCCAGGCCCAGCCCTCTGCCAGCCCCGCCAGCAGCGCATCGGCGGTGGCGCTGCCCTCGGCCAGCCAGCGCGAAGGCAGCACGGCCTTGAGCCGGGCCAGCATGTCATCCCTGTCGCCGGTCATCGCGCCCTCCTCAGCTCACCAGCACGGTGCCGGGGCGCACCACGCCCTGGGCCCCGGGCATCAGGTCGGCCGTGCCGCCGTTCACCAGCACGAGGGTGACATTGGCCACCGCGGGGGAGGCGCCGTAGGCCAGCTGCGCGATGCGCGACCAGCGCAGCGGCTCGCCGATGCCCAGGCCGGCGATGTGCGCCACGATCGCCTGCTGCGCCGCCGCGGCCACCTCCACCTGCGGCACGCCCTCGGCGGCCACCGTGAGCGAAACGGTCGCCGTGGTGACGGCGGGCGGCTGCACCGTGAAGCTGGTACCCACCGGCCGCACCGCCTCGATCGCGGTCGCCGCCTGGGACAGCAGCCCGGCCGAGGGCGTGCCGGTGCCGTCATCGATGGTCACCATGAACACGCCGGTGCCGACATCCTCCTCCACATGCCAGCGCAGCCCCTGGCGCAGGGAGGCGACGGCATGGCCCACCGCCACCGGCGTAGCGCGGCTGAGGCTGGCCAGGTAGTCGCGGAAGCGGATGCGCAGCGCCGCGTCGCTCTCCGCATCCAGCCCGCCGGAGAGCGGATTCTCATTCGTAACGGTATCCACCCCGGGCAGCGCATCGGCGATCAGCGCGATGCTGCCGGCGAGAACATTGCCGCCGCCGCCTGCGACTTCCGCCTGCACCGGCACCAGCACGCTGCCCACGCCCACGCCGAGCACGTAGCCGCCCTGCGCCGCGCTCCAGGCCGGATCGGCGGCATCCGCGCGCACCACGAAGCCCTGGCCGGCATCCGCCGTGCGCACCAGCGTGCCCGCCGGCACCAGCGCCGGCTCCGTGGTGGCGAAGCGGGCGAAGCGCGCCTGGCCCGAAGCGGCCACCGCCGGCAGCCGGGCCACGCCATAGTCCTGCATCCAGCTGTCCAGATCCGCCCCCTCGCTGGTGCTCGCCCGCGTCATGCTCAGCACCTGCACGATCAGCCATTGCAGCCACAGCGCGATGGAGGCATTCGCCTCCAGCACCGCGCGCAGCACGGAGCCCACGGACAGGTCGATCAGCGCACGCGACGCGGCCTGCACCGCGGCCGCACCCTGCGAGACCAGGGCGGCGAAATCCCTCAGCTGCAGCTGCATCATTCCTCTCCCACGCGGAAACTCAGGCTTTGCGTCTCGCCGCTGTCGGCATCGGCGTAGCGGATGGCCACGAACACGCGGCCCTGGCCATCGGCCTGCACCTCCACCACCGGCTCCGGGCTGCGCGCCACCGCCGGCTCGCGGAAGATCTGGCTGCGCACCACGGCGCGAATGCGCTCCGGCGCGGCCGGAGAGCCGACGAAGCGGCCCAACCCGGCGCCGTACTCCGGCTGCCAGATGTAGTCGCCGGGGTTGGTCAGGAGCCGGCGCAACACGCGCTGCCGGCCCTGCGCCGCACCCTGCGCCACCGCAAGATCCCCGGTCGGCCCGGCCTCTAGGTCGGCACCGAACTCATGCGACAAATCGGGCATCATCCCCCCTCAGTCCTGCGGCGTCGGCGGCGTGCCGAGGCCGGCATGCACATGCTGGTTGTACCGGTCGCGCAACCGATCGAGCGGCCCGTGGCTGTCGAACACCCGGCCGGCCACATGCAGGTCGCCCTGCACCCGCACCGTGCCGTCACCGGCCAGGCGAAGCTCCGCGCCGGAGCCGTGGCGCAGCACCAGCTCCCCCACCGAACCCGCAGGCGGCGGGCGCGGATCGCTGAAACAGCCGCCCACCACCACGCCGTGCTCGGCCTCGCCCTCCTGCGCCAGAACCAGAACCTGGTCCCCGGGCGACGGCAGGCAGAACACACCCCAGCCCGCACCCACCCAGGGCGACAACACCGGCAGCCAACCGCTCAACACCCCCTCCGGCTGCAGGCGAACCCGAACGGCATGACGCCCAGGATCGGCACTGGAGACCACGCCAAACCGGGCCTGCCCCTGCGCACGATCCATCGCCGCCGCCTGGGCCTTCCAGGCATTCAACAGCCGGTCCATCGAACCTCCGTGAGGTGGTAAGGAAGAAAGGCCAGGGCTCTGCCCTGGACCCGCTGGGGCCTTAGGCCCCAGACCCCTTCGGCCTTTCCGCCTTCGGCGGGAGGGGCCATCGAGGCCGATCGAACCAGCGAGACGGCCCCTCCCGCCGAAGGCGGAACGGAGGTGGGTCCAGGGACCACAGGTCCCGGGTGGGGTCCAGGGGCAAAGCCCCTGGCCTTGCCTCCCCTACCGCCCCACGGGGCTCGTGGCCTGGCTGCCGGTGCTGGCGTTGCGGGCCAGCAGGGTTTGGCTGAAGCCCAGGCTGGGGCTCAGGGTTCGGGTGATTTCGTCGATCCAGTAGTCCTGGTCGAAGTCGGTTCCCGTGCCGTCGAGGCGGATGCGTTGGCGGGGTGTCAGCAGCAGGTCGCCCGGCATCTCGGCGGTGATCCGCCGTTCGTGGCGGGTGAGTTCCTCCAGCCGGCGCTGGGCGAGTTTCAGCGCTTCGTCGGGCGTGAGGTTGGGCACGATGTAGACGTAGCGTTGCGGCTCGCCCTGGCCGCCGCCGCGCCGGCGCCGGGCGCGGCGCAGGAAGGATTGCTGCTGGCGGGCGTTCCAGCTTTTCACCACCACCTCGATATCGCGCGAGAGCGTGAGGGCCCGTTCCAGGCGCAGCGCGGTCACGTTGGCGCCGCCCAGCGGGCCGGGCGTGGCGCGCAGCGTGGCGCTGGGGGCGGGCGTGGCCGCGCGCGGGCGGAAGTGCAGCGTGCGGCCGGAAACCCACACATCGAAC